CGAGGACTTTGTATTCCCTGAAGAAGTATTGCCTCGTGGTAATGCACTCTAAAGGATGTTGTGGAGCAGGATGTTATGACTGTCCATTCAGACCACAAACCAAACGGTGAAGATAGCATCCCTACCTGGCTTTGGATAGGCAGTGTAGGGTTGCTTCTTTTTACTATTCTCTGCTTCTTAATTATGCTTGCAGGAATGCTTTGAATAAAAATTTTATGATCCAATATAAACAATTCAAAGAATAGATTAAATGAATCACTATCTCCTATTCGTATATGGAGTATGCTTTGCTCTCATTGGGGGCGCAGCATTTGCAATGATGTGGGCTAATATTATGTCACTTGATATGAAACCCAGAGCAGAAAGAAAAAAACACCCCGAAGCACCTGAAGCAGGTGAAGAGGTAATGTATGTTGATCTCTCTAGAGAAAAACTAGAGAGTCTTTACAAAAAAGATGAATGATATATAATGGGCGTAGTAATTCGCTCATATATGAAAATCTTTTTGGATACAGCAGACACCAATGTAATTGAAAAATATTTTTCAACTGGATTAGTTGATGGTGTTACAACTAATCCCACCCTCATTATGAAGAGTGGAAAAAACCCAGAAGATGTCTATCAAAAGATTAAAGACATTGGGGTACAAGACATCAGTATGGAGGTCGTAGGATCTGACCTGGAGATGTATGATGAAGGTATCAGACTGTATGAAAAGTTTGGTAGTGTTGCAACAATCAAAGTTCCTTGCACACGCGAGGGATTGATCGTTTGCAAGAGACTTTCAGATCAAGGTATCAAGGTCAACGTCACACTCATCTTCTGTGCCGCTCAGGCGGTCCTAGCAGCGAAGGCAGGGGCAACATATGTTTCTCCCTTTGTAGGACGCCTAGACGACCAGTCAGTGGCAGGTCTGGAGGTGGTACGTTCCATCACTGGACTGTATCAAATCCACGGAGTTAAAACTCAAGTTCTTTCTGCGTCTATTCGTAGTGTGCAACGTGCAGTTCGTTCGTGGTATAATGGAGCTGAGGTTGTGACAATGCCACCCAAAGTATTTGATCAGATGTATGATCACATCCTCACAGACAAAGGTTTAGAAATTTTTGATAACGATTGGAAACAAGTACAACAATGACATTTACAGTATATTCTAAGGACGGATGTCCTTATTGCACTAAGGTTCAGCAAGTATTAGAGTTGGCAGAAATCAAGCATGTAATATATAAACTTAACAGGGACTATACCCGTGAAGAATTTTATGATAAGTTTGGGCGAGGTTCTACCTTCCCAAGAGTTGTTATGGATGATACTCTAATCGGTGGGTGTACCGAAACTGTTAAGTATCTTAAGGAGCAGAATTTGATCTAATGGAACAAAACCTCATCGACATCTATGATCTTGTAGAACACGCTATTGACAATGCCTTTGAGGGACAAATGAATTTAAAGTTTTACAATTATCTCAAAGATAGTAAAACTAAAAAACATGAAATAGATTCCTTTATAGAAAGCGCCACAGCTTCTGAACTCAGTGACCTAGTAGTAGAACTTGAGGAATATATTAAGGGTGGTGCAGACAATCTGCATAAACAATTGCGGGAGGGTTACGGTCATATCCCTAAACCGCAAGCAAGAAAAATTAAAGATTATTTGTATGGCATCTTAAATGATGCATGGAGGTACAGTAATGACCGGAGACCTGGACGCCGTAAAAAGCAATCTAAATAATGACGAAACCCACATCAATCGTGGGGTTGAGTTACTACTACGTAATAGGAGGAAGAAACCAGAACCACCTAAAACCTTTCAGGTAAAGTTCGGTAAGATGGTATCAATCTTTCGCAGAGAGATTGTCTTTCACCTAAACTTCTATCTGGATATCAGAAAGAAATAATCTCTGGAGGACAGAAAATGTTAGCAGTAACACTGACTATTGGAACATTGGTATCAATAATGTTCTTTTTTGTAGGAGGTGTGGTAGGATGGTTAGCGAAAGAGCACCAATACCAGACTCAACCCGTTTGGACTCATCCAGAGATGTTTGATGAAAACGGAAATGTATTACCCGATGAAATTTTAGCAGTACGATTTGAAAATGACTATGACACCGACGAAGACGAAGAGTAACCAACTTCCACCGAACCCGTTTGTACACGAAGTTTTAGAGCTCGCTAGTAAGCAAAGGTCTAAAGCAAAGAAGACAGAGATTCTTCAGCAATATAGATCTGATGCTCTGACAACCATCCTGATCTGGAACTTTGATGACACTGTTGTTTCTGTAGTTCCAGAAGGAGAGGTTCCTTATAAAGAAAATGAAGTGCCGGTAGGAACTGACCATACTTCTCTACGCAGAGAATATAAGCACCTGTATAATTTTGTAAAAGGTGGCAATGATAGTCTCTCTGCAATCCGTAGAGAGACTATGTTCATCCAAATGCTGGAAGGTTTGCATCCTGAAGAAGCAAAAATCCTTTGTCTTGTAAAAGACAAAGCACTAGCAACTAAATATAAGTTAACATATGATATTGTTGCCGCGGCCTATCCTGACATTCAGTGGGGTGGTCGTTCATGACAGTTGCCGTAGAGCAAGAAAAGGAAATGGTCGAATCTAGCACAGACGCCAATCAAATTAATCCATCTGATTACAGTTGCCAGATTCTCCTGGAAAAAACTACACTTGAAATTGCGAATGACAAAACATATCCTACAGATGCCAGACTTATCTGGTACATCTCTGATGGTGTAGAGTGTATTGATCTTACTCGTTGTGGTAAGGTCTCTAAATTATTTGATATGTATTATGACAAGTATGGAAAGGGTGCCGTTCAAAAAATTGACTTTGGATATGGAACAGTTAGTCCAAAGTTGTGGGGACAAAAACCAAAGAAAGAAAAGAAGAGAAAATGAATGACGATGAATTGAGGTCTCAAATAGAGGATCTCATCCGTGATGAGATCCAAGAGAACATTAATGAATATGTTGATTCTATGGAAGAGACAAAGCAATCAGGTCTTGGATTTGTCTCTAATGATGATAATCAACAATTGAAAGTCAAAGTCTCTCAGAAAGAGATTGATAGGATTATCAAACAATATAAAAAAATGAAGAAGGGTGAGAGATCTAATCTTTCACACATCAAAAAACTTGGATTGGTTGATAAGAACGGTAGACCATTAAAATAAATACACCAGCAGGAGTGTAGCGTATGCTTTCAACCCAATACCGGTTGCGTCTTGAAGCAATTTGTGAAAAAATTGTTTTAGGAGAAGAAGTAAGTTTGGCAGATATGATCTGGGCAAACAAATTAGCAAAGGCAAATAAGTCTGCTTCTGAGATACTAAAGAAAGCAAGAAGAACTGCCGCTAATCCTGACATTCAAGAGGGTGGTCTTGATGATTTTATGATACAGATGGGACTAGGGGATCCTGACCCATCTAATCACACCAAAGGATTCCAAAATACCGATGAAATAGCAGAGTGGTTTCACGAAGATAGAACTGATGATTGGAGGCAGAGAGACTAATGCAAGCTTTAATTTATTCTAACGGTAATCAAGAATGTGAAAGGGCACAAGACCTTCTTCAAAGTATTAAAGAAGATGTAAGAGTTTATAATCTCAATAAAGATTTTACAGAAAAAGAATTCCGTGCAGAGTTTGGTGATGATGCAGAGTATCCTCAGATTTCTATTGGACTCAAACATAGAGGTTCTTTGAAAGAGACTCTTCAATACTTGTTTAAAAAATAATTAAACTGTAACACAAGTTACAAAACTACTTGACTATATAATGTATGAGGTCTATAATAGACCTGTCGTTCATCCCGAAAGGGACGCAAGTAAGTCGCGGAACGGAGCGTTCATCCCATGGTAGATCTTCTTCTTTACTCTAGTCTTCTATGTGAAGATGCTGATGCTATCATGCTCAGGATCAAACAAAATGAAGACATGAATTCTACTGTTAAAGTAGAATTGATTGATACAATTCAGGAGGCAACTCCTAATTGTCCATGGGACGCAAACGACTAAAGGAACGGGCCTAAAAATCCAACTACTTTAGGAGTAACTATCATGAACACACTCAATCTCATTCGTAAGCAGATCAACAAAGCTGCTGCCCTGCACGATGCTCAGATCTCTCACACCTCATATCGTGGTGTTGAGTATGATACTCGTTGTGTTGAAAGTAAGGAAACCCACGGTACATTCTGCTATCGCGGTAAGACTTACTCTAAGTGATTGACTTACCAATTAAATATTGATAGAATGGGAGGGTAACCTCCCATTTTTTATGGAAAGAGAACGACTTAAACTAATAGTAAGGAATCTCAAATTACTTGTTGATACATTAGAGAGTGAAGTATTCTCCGATGTCGATTCATATACAACTAAACAAGAAAACTTTGATGATCCTGCTGCCAACTACATAACAGACTACGACGAAGTATTTGATGACGATGATGGATACCCAGATTAAACTTATCAGTGTAACTCCTGATGCCGAGAAGCACATGGCATACTGTGCCCGTGTAAGTAACCCTGCAAACCAAGAGAATGAAAAGTTCTCTGGACTGCTGAAGTATTGTGTGAAACATCAACACTGGAGTATTTTTGAGCAGGCATATATGACTCTGGAAATTAACACTACCAGAGGTATAGCGGCTCAGGTGCTTCGCCATAGGTCGTTCACATATCAAGAATTTTCACAACGCTATGCTGATTCCTCCCTACTCGGTGAGAAGATCCCCCTACCAGAACTCAGGAGACAAGACACCAAAAACCGACAAAACTCCATTGATGATATTGATCCATTCGTTAATCAAGAGTTTCAAATCAAAATGGAAAACCATTTCCAAGAGGGGATGAAACTGTACAAAGAGATGCTTGAGTATGGAATTGCAAAGGAGTGTGCTCGTTTTGTGCTTCCTTTAGCATGTCCAACAAAAATTTACATGACCGGTTCCGTAAGATCATGGCTACATTATATTGAATTGAGATCTGCTAATGGAACGCAGAAGGAGCACATGGACATCGCACTTGGTGCAAAAGAAATTTTCATTGAACAGTTCCCTGCCGTTGCGGAAGCAATGGAATGGGTTTAATAAATACAAGAAAAGGATTGAACGTTTATGCCAACGTACCCTGTTATTAATTTGAAGACTAAGGAAAAAAAAGAACTCAGTATGTCTATGAAGGCATATGATGAGTGGAAAAAAGAAAATCCAGATTGGGATAAAGATTGGTCACAAGGATGTGCAGGTCAGTCAACTGAGTTTAGATGGACTGGTGAAGCCAAATCTAATGGGTGGAACGAGGTTTTGGATCGTGCATCCAAACAACCTGGTGCCAACGTAAGTAAAAACCGGTACTACGGTTAATTCCTTTCTTCTAATTTCTTACACCTTATGCCAGCAAAAAGAAAGTCTCAGTCCCCC